TACAGAGAAATCTCATCAAGCACTTTGATTTAGAGGTAACACGCGACAATGCAAAAGATAAAGTTATAGAACTATCTAATGGTTCTACTATACGAATGGGTTCAATCAATCAAGTAGACTCAGTTGTTGGTAGATCATACGATCTTATCATATTTGATGAGGCTGCTCTAACAGATGGACGAGACGCCTTCAATGTCGCACTAAGACCCACACTAGATAAAGAAAACTCTAAAGCAATCTTCATTTCGACCCCTCGTGGGCGTAATAACTATTTTGCAGAGTTTTATTATAGAGGATTCAGCGAAGAATTTCCAGAATGGTGTTCAGTTAAGGCAACTTACCACGAAAATCCTCGAGTTTCTGATTCAGATATTGAAGAAGCAAAGAAAACAATGTCTCAAAACGAATTTAACCAAGAATACATGGCTGACTTTAATGTATTTGAAGGTCAAGTATGGGCATTTAATCACGAAGAATGTATAGCAGATCTAAGTCAGTTAGATACTAGCCAGATGGATGTGTTTGCAGGACTTGATGTAGGGTATAGAGATCCTACAGCTTTTTGTGTAGTTGCATACGATTGGGACGCGAAGAAATACTACTTAGTAGACGAATACATGAACGCTGAACGTACTACAGAGCAACATGCTATAGAGATTAAGAAGTTAATTGACAAATGGGATATAGACTTTATCTATATTGATTCTGCCGCTCAGCAAACTAGATTTGACTTGGCACAGAACTATGACATAAGCAGTATAAATGCTAAAAAATCGGTACTAGATGGCATCGGTCAAGTAGCAGGTATAGTCGATAACGATGATCTAATAGTAGACCAACGATGCAAACAAACACAAATGTCTTTAGATCAATACCAGTGGGATCCAAACCCTAATTTATTAAAAGAAAAGCCAAAACATAATATGTCATCGCACATGGCTGATGCGATGCGTTATGCATTATATACATTTGAGACTACAGCCACCTCATTCTAACGAGACCTTGTAAAAACAGTTCTTGACATTATACCTTACTTTTGGTATAATTCTAATTAAGAGTAGAAATATGAATTTAAAAAGAGATTTAGTTAAATATGTCAGAGACAAAGCTAAATCGCAATATAAAAAGACAGGTAGTTGCCACATTTGTGGAAGCAATACAGACTTAGATTTTCATCATTATTACGGACTCACCGAATTACTAGAAACTTGGATAAAACAAAACAAAATTATAATTAACAGTGAACAAGACATACTAGATCTTCGTGAATCCTTCATTGATGAGAATAGAGCAGAAGTGTATGAGTATACGACTACTCTGTGTCATGCGCATCATTTACGATTACATTCGATTTATGGTAAACGACCCAAATTGATCACAGCAGAGAAACAAAAACGTTGGGTCGAGAAACAGAGAGAAAAATATGGCATGGTATGATAGATTTATAGGGGCTAGCGAAGAAAAGCTAAACCCAGCGCAGTTCGTAATTTCCCGTAATGAGGGAATGACTATTGACACGCGTGAAATCGTTACTAACTACAGAAATGCATACGAACAATTAGAAATAGTCAACAGAGCAGTTAATATGATCGTTGATGATGTTTCAGAGATACCTTTTAGAGTTGACGAAAAGATTACAGGTATTACAGGCGTTAAGAAAAACGTTCGTAAGTCCAAAGTTAATATACTATTAAATGTTGAACCAAATCCTTTTCAGGATATTAGCTCATTTAAAAGAAACTTAATTATTGATCTTCTTATTGACGGTAATATATTTGTTTACTTCGATGGAGCGCATTTGTATCATTTGCCTGCAGATAAAGTAACTATACATAGTGATGAAAAACAATATATTTCACACTATACTTTTGAAAACTCAGTAGACTATAGCGTGGATGAGATTATCCATGTAAAAGAAAATAGTTTTAACTCTATATACAGAGGAGTTCCTAGACTTAAGCCAGCATATAGAACTATGCAACTACTAGGAAACATGAGAGCTTTTCAAGATAACTTCTTTAAAAACGGAGCAGTACCAGGGTTGGTACTAAAATCGCCTAATACTCTTTCTGAGAAAATCAAAGAGAGAATGCTACAAGCATGGACTATGCGTTACAACCCAACAACAGGAGGCAGAAGACCTCTTATATTAGATGGAGGCTTAGAAGTAAGCACCCTGACAAACATTAATTTTAAAGAGTTAGACTTCCAAACTTCAATAACAGCGAATGAGAAGATCATTCTAGAAGCAATGGGAATACCACCAATCTTATTAGACGGTGGTAATAATGCTAACATAAGACCAAATCATAGATTGTATTATCTTGAGACTATATTACCTATAGTTAAAAAACTTGGATACGCAATGGAACGATACTTTGGATTCTCACTTTCTGAGGACGTAACAGATATACCTGCTTTACAACCAGAACTGAGAGACCAAGCAGCTTACTATGCAACACTTGTTAATACTGGAATTATAAGTCCAAATGAAGCAAGAGTAGCACTAGGCAAAGAACCTGTAGATGGATTTGATGATCCGAGAGTACCTGCTAATATAGCTGGTTCAGCGGTAAATCCAGAAGAGGGTGGTCGACCAGAAGAGTCACCAACCATAGAGGAAAACTAATTATGACTAAAGATATGATGAGCAAGGCTTATTCCAATTTCTGTAAAGAAAAAGGAGTTGAAAAAATGAACCTTGTTGAATATAAAAGCCATGGTAACGACGTACCAGTAAAAGATTATTTGCTTAGAAGAGCATTTGGTTCTTGGCACAGAGTTAACTCGGCAACAGCTAAAAGACATCCAGTAGAGATTGCGGTAACACCAACTCCTACACCTACTGTCGCAAAGAAAGAGACAGCACCTAAAAAGGCTGCTCCTAAAAAAGCGGAGAAGTAGTATGTCAGAACGAATTTATAATTGGACTAGCACTTTCAAATCACTCGGTGACACTGACGACGGTGGATGCGAGATTAAAGGATCAGCTAGTACAAACGCACTCGATAGAGCAGGCGATATCATAGAAAGAGATGCTTGGACAAAAGGTGGATTAGAAAACTTTAAGACTAATCCTATCATTTTGTTTAACCATAACTACGATAAGCCTATCGGACGTGCAACAAATTTAAAAGTTACAGACAACGGTTTAGAAATATCTGCAAAGATATCTAAAGCCGCTGGTGATGTAACTCAACTTATTAAAGACGGTGTCCTTGGAGCTTTTTCTGTCGGTTTCAAAGTCAAGGACGCTGATTATATGACTGAAACCGATGGATATAAAATAAAGGACGCGGAGCTTTTCGAAGTCTCTGTAGTTTCATTGCCATGCAACCAAGGGGCAACCTTTGGATTAAGCAAGTCATTTGGATCTATGGAAGATTACAACAAGCACAAGCAAACTTTTTATACGGCTAACTTAAACGATTCAGCAGATGCTGTTGAAATTGAGCAGCCAAGTACGGCGAAAGCCACAATAACGGAGACAAATATGTCAAAAGAAAATAATTCTCCTGAAAGCACCCCAGAGTTCGATCTTAACTCATTTGCTACTGAAGCTGCTGAAAAAGCAGTTGCACAGTATGCAATGAAACAAGCCGAACTTAAAGCTGCTGAACTTAAATTAGCTGACGAAGCTGCTGAAAAAGCTGCTACCGACGTTGAAGTTCAAAAAGCCTCCGAGGAAGCAAAACAGGAAGAACATAAAACAATAGTCCAGGCTGGACTAACAGGCGCAGAAAGACTTATGTCTGACGTTGAGAAAAGAATTGATGCAAGATCTACTAATTTAGAAGATGTTGTTAAAGGACTCGAAGCTCAATTGGCTGAAAAATCTGAAGAAATCATGAGTATTCGTGATTCTAAAAGAAATTTCTCAGACAGACAATCTACTGGCGACTGGAAAAAAGCTTTTGAAAGCGACATCATTGATGCAAAATTTGCTGGTCTAGCGACTGGTAAAGGATGGAATAATGATTATGCCAAGTCTGTAATGGAAAAAGTAAACGTCATGTCTGGCGTAGAAGTTTCTAGTGCTGATTTTGAGCAAGTTGTTTCAAACCAAATCGAAAGAGATATTCAAAATGAATTAGTCTTGGCCCCTCTATTTAGAGAAATCCCAATGACTTCTGCAAACATGATTATCCCTATTCTACCAGATAGTGGCTACGCTGAATTTACAGCTAACCAAGTTGCTTCAGGTGCCGCACCTAAAGGAAACTTAGACCCACGTGGTGACGCTTATGATCCTGCTAATGGAGCTGGTGTTGACCTAACTGAAAGAGTACTTTCAACCAAAAAACTTATTTCACAATCTTACCTAGGTAATGAAACTGAAGAAGACGCAATCCTACCGATTTTACCTCTTATCAGAGAATCAATGGTTAGATCTCATGCTCGAGCAATCGAAAATGCTATGCTAGCTGGTGATGACGCTGATGGTGCTTTCGGAACTGGTGGTGCTTCTTTCGAAGGACTATTGCATTTAGCTAGAAATGACAGTGATTTTACACAGTCAGCTACAGCTTTTGCTACTGATACTGTTACTGCTGCTGATCTTCTCGCTATGAGAAAGAACATGGGCAAATATGGTGTTAATCCAAACGACGTAGTATACATTGTCTCTCAGACAACTTACTACCAGTTACTAGAAGATGCTGAATTCCAAGACGCTAACTTAGTTGGCGATATTGCTACTAAGCTTTCTGGTGAAATTGGACAAGTATTTGGTTCAAGAGTGTTACTATGCGACGAGTTTGCTACCCCAGCGGTATCTAAATTCGCAGCTGTTGCAGTCTATACTCGTAACTATGTAGTACCAAGATTACGCGGTGTAACCGTTGAGTCTGACTACGAAGTTGCTAACCAACGTAGAGTACTAGTTGCTTCACAAAGAATTGGCTTCACTGATCTTATCGATGGTGCTACTTCTAAATGGGCTTACCAGTATAAAGGTTCATAAGTTAATAACTAACTTATATAGAATGGTTTTCGGGAGTGTACCTAACACTCCCCCTTTTTAATTATGGCGAATTTAATAACATTACAACAATACAAGGACTTTACAGGCATCACAGGAGTAACTGAAGATGCGAAGATTAATGTTATTGTACCAGCTATAAGTCAAGCAGTTAAAACCTACTGCGGGACATCCTTTGTTGATTACTTCTCAACAGACAAAGTTGAATATTTCGATATTCACGACGAATTTACAAATGCTATTTTAGTAGATGAAAGCCCTCTTGTGAGTGTTTCTCAAGTTCAAGAAAGAGAATCACAAGCAGCAGCTTATAAAACATTAATTGCAGATGACTCAGATTCTAGCGGTAAATACGAATACTACGTAGACCTAGGAAGAGACACTGTATACAGAACAACAAGCACAGGAGACTATAGGTTTCCAAAAGGAAGAGCAGCAGTAAAAGTGACCTATAGGTCAGGTTACGCTACTATTCCTGAAGATTTAAAACTAGCTTGCTTTGATCTAGTAAAATATTATTTAAAAGACGAAAGAAAAGA